ATACTGATGCGTATGCTATCAATCCTCAAGCAGAACATCTTATTATGTTTCCTGGTTCTCTTGAACATTATACTACTAGTGAACCTAGAGAGCATAGACGGATTAGTCTTGCGGGCGATATCATTTTGACATTGAAGCATAGAACAGACACCGAATCTGGTCTACTATCTCCACAATTCTGGAAAAATTTCTAAATAGTATCATGGCATACTCACTCATAACCAAAGATGATCTACTAAAGAAGGTAGAACTACCTTCTGAGAACACAGAATTAAGTTCTGCTCTAAATTCTGGTGGAGATAAGGCAAAATGGTTCTATGATCCAAAGAAATTTTCATGGCCAATGAAGCAGCAGATAGTAATAAAATCAAGTGCGGGTGTAATATCAGATTTAAAGAGAGGATATAGTGCAAGACCAAGAAAATCCACTTCTGATAGTGCAACATATGATATTGGCAGACAGTCAGTAAAGTTTGAAGCAACAGGTAAGACTAATGATGATGTAAGTGCTGCAACTATGACTAGAATGCAGGAACTTGGGTCTGCGTACATATTTAAGAGAGCAATAGAAGATAATCAAGAGTATAAAAAACCACAAGACATCATGGATGACGATGATGCCATGAAAGAATTGAATAGAATATGGAAGACCATAGGAAAACTTGATGAAGTAGATGAAGAGTGGATAGAGAGTTTTCACAAACAACAGCAAGCATTAATAAGAGAGATTGGTAAACCAAAATTCACAGAATTTAACCGTGAAGGTGGTTTCATGCAGTACATTACAGATAAAGTAAAGGAGTTTGGTATATCAAGTAAGGACAATTGGGATCCTGCTGACGTATGGTTGATAGAGGATGAAGATAAGGCAAGAACACTGATAGACAAAGTGATGAGTAGGGGTAGTGGTAAGGCAACTATGTCACGTTTGTCTGAATTTAATGCTATAATGAGGATACTATTCAATACTAAAAAAGTGTTTGGTGTCTCTCTCAAAAAAGTAGCAAAAGGACAACCCGCACGTATAGAATTTCTTAATCATTCACAAAAATTTCTTAAATCATTAGACAGTATTCATATGTCATATTCATATTCTAAGTGTGGTATGGGATCTAAGAAAGATAAGAGAGGAAATACAGTAATATCGTCACAAGATACCAGATTTGTAGTTGTTAGTGGATCTGGTGCAACATATGACTTCCAAATAAAAGCAAACGATTCTACAAAATTTTCTGGACTGAAGTATGAACCTACTGCAAGTGGTGCATCAGCTGCTAGACTAGGAAAAGCAACTATTGAACTAGTAATAGATCAAATGAAAGGTTATGGATTATCATTTGATAAAAGTAAAGATGCATATCCTAAAACTGCAGAGGATTTTCTAGCACAACAAAGTGATATCAAACAAATGATAAAGAATTTGATCACTGCAGGAGTAGATATCGCTGCAAAAAATGAAGACGAAGCATATGACAATCTTTTATTTTCTATGAATACTCAACCACATGTTGCAAATTCTAAATTACAACAGATAACATGGTTGGATCAAATTTTATCACTAGGTAAAACAGAAAGAGATGAATTTGCTACTGATATGATATTCATAGCAAAGAAAGAAGGTACAAGATACGGTCCTTTCGCAAAAATATTCTGATGTCAAAGAATACTCACCTAGAACACCTAGAAGATAGCATCTTATTAGACGGAGAACAAGGTGCTAATGATGCTTTCATGTTTTTAGATGAGTTAGCAAGAGTATTTACAGGAGTGCAGAAAAATAATTTTAAAATTACTACAAAATGGGATGGTGCTCCTGCTGTATTTTGTGGCATATATCCTGGCACAGATAAATTTTTTGTAGGAACTAAATCAGTCTTTAATGTTAATGCAAAAATCAATTTTACAGAGGAAGACGTGGATCATAATCATGGTAGTTCACCAGGTCTTGCTGTCAAACTCAAAGATTGTTTAAAATATCTACCAGAACTAGGTGTAGAGGGTGTAGCACAGGGAGATTTACTATTTACTGACGATAAAGAAAAGAAAAAAATAAATGGTACGGACTGTATTATATTTCAACCTAACACAATAACATATTGCATACCAAAAGAGGACGATTTGTATGATAAAGCATCAAAAGCAAAGGTTGGTGTAGTATTTCACACCTCATACAAGGGCACTGACATAGGTAGTATGAATGCTTCCTTTGGATATGACGTATCTAAACTAAAAAACAGTGGTAACGTGTTAGTTTTAAGTGCGGAGACAGGTCAGTTGGGTAAAGATGTTTTACTAACAGAAAAAGAGAAAGGTAGTCTTCAAAAATTAAAAAGCATTAGTACAACATCATTAAAAAGTGCATCATCATTCTTAGATGAGGTTGCAGATCAGATAAAATCTAAAGATCAACTTGTTATAGGAACTAGACTAAAGATATTCTTTAACAAATACGTGCGTGAGGGTAAAAAACTACCTAGTGATAAGGTATTTGTCAAAGAGTTTCAAGAATATTTTGAGACTGAGGTTAGGAAGGCAGCAGATAAATTAAAGACACCAAAAGGAAAAGCACAAAAATTAAATAAATTATATGCAGGACTGGATGCTATAAAGGATAAAGAAAAAGCACTTAAAAGCACAGTCAATCTATACTCTGCACTACAATCTGCAAAAGAATTATTCATTCGCAAATTAGAAACAGGTGAAAGGTTTGGTACATACCTCAGAACAGAAAATGGATATAAGATAACTGCACCAGAGGGTTATGTTGCTATACAAGAAGGAAGTAATGCAGTTAAACTAGTAGATCGTTTATCATTTAGTGTAGCGAACTTCAATGTAGAGAAAAATTGGGTTAATGGAGACAAACCACAATGAAGAAAGTAGTATTTACATTTGGTAGATTCAATCCTCCTACCATAGGACATGAAAAACTTATACAGGCAGTAGAAAAAGAAGCGGGTTCTGCGGATTGGTTGATCATACCCTCACAAACTGTGGATAAACAAAAGAATCCTTTACCGTATGAGTATAAAGCAGAATTATTAAAGAAGATGTTTCCTCAGTATGCTAAACATATTGATGATGGAGCATGTTGCAAGACACCTATTGATGTGATGAAGCATTTGATGATGAAAGAATACACTGATGTAGTAATGGTGGTTGGTTCTGATAGGGTAGGTGCTATGAGTTTTATACAAAAGTATAATAGAGGAGATGATTATTCATTTAATACTGTAGAAATTGCTAATGCAGGAGAAAGAGATCCAGATGCAGATGGAGCGTCTGGAATGTCCGCATCTAAGATGAGAGATGCAGCAAAGAATCAAAAAACTACGGAATTTTTAGAAGGAATACCTGATACATTGAGTGTAAAAAATAAGTTGGAGCTCATGGCAAAGGTTAGAGAAGGCATGGGTTTATAAATAACTTTGATATGTACATCTATATTAATGAAAAGTCTTTCAGACTTCACTAAAAAATCTAAAGTTGCGGAAGCAAATATCACCAAAGATAAGTTCTATAAGAACGAAGTCTACAAAACAGGTGAGTGGGTTTTGACTGAGCAAGGACAAGTCGGTAAGATACACCGCAGAGGTCCTAACTATGTGCTATGTCTTACTGCAGAGAACACAAAGTTCCGCAGTTGGATCACAGACATCAAAGAAGTATTCGAGATTGGAACTGATGCGTATCGAGAGTATGTTATGTCAGTAACACCTGGTCAGAAGGTTGCAAAACCTAAGAATACTGTCAAGGTGCCAGAGACTATCCCAAGCAAACACCCCACAAATAAGATGGATAAACACGAGTCAAAAAGTTTAGCAGAATTAGCTGCTGAAACATTAAACACTAACGTTTCAGATCACTTAAATTCAGATAGAGCATTTAGTTATAATCGTTTCGATGAGACATGGAGATACGATTACTCTGCTAAGATGGCAAACACAGACGTAAAAGGTCTTGGTGCTGATGGCGTAGGTGGTGGTGATGCACCTGGTATGAAACTTGCGGAACCAAAGGGTGAAGAAGGTAAACCAGAAATAAAAAAGGTAAAGCATTCATGTGCTACTAAGGTAGAACATGCAGAGTGGGGCAAAGGTAATACACTAAAAGAACAGCATACACTTGATGAAGATGGCACCATCACACATTACGATGTTATGTTTGAGCATGGACTAGAGCAAGACGTTCCAGTTCCTACACTAAACATACTTGTAAGTGAGATGCATGAGCATGTAATTAATACAGATAAGCAGGAAGTAGAAGAG